TCTTCCCCCCTGGACGACCTGCTGCGTCCTCGTTTGCTGATGGTGTAGGGAACATCTCCTTTTTCGGATAATTCCATTTCTCCATTCTTGGTGGTCTTAGCGTCACTCCCAACATCTGTTCTGCTTGTTGTTCGGTCAACTCCCCCCTTTCCACTTTCTTTCTGAAGATCATTGTCTGACCCATTGATGCATGTCCGTAGCCCTTTGTTGTCGGTGTCGGCCACATTATTTCCTTCTCCGCTACAAATGTCCCCAGAGTGTGTGCCCTCGTTCCCTTTTGAACTGACGGCGGAACTGTGTATCCGTCTTTCCAATCCCTTGCTCTCGGTGTCGGATACATCTTCACGCTGTCCGCTAGGTTCAGACTGTGGGATGTCTGCCCGTCCTTGCTCAATCGTCTGTTGTTCGGTGTCAACTTTGCTTCTGGGTGTTCTATCTCCTGTGTTGTCGGTGTTGGCCATAATGTCGAAGATGTCTGTTTGTACAAACTCATCGTCTGTTCGTCCACTTGCTCCCTCAAGTTCGCTGGCTTGCTTCTGCCCTTGCGATGTCCCTCCATTAACTTGGTTGTTCCCTCCTCTGAACGTGGTGGTAGATGATCCATCGTGTTCGGAGTAGCCCACAATCCAGCATCGCATTCGTCTATGTTTGGCATCGACGGCTGCAGCTGGAATAAGATATGGTATGGCTTTATACCCAATACTTTCCAAGTCAACGAGACTTCTTCTGAGACCCATTGGCATTGTAACAAAGCCTGACACATTTTCGCCAATGACCCATCTAGGTCGTATGTCTTCAATAACCCTAACCATTTCGTGCCAGAGATCTCTGTCGTCTTCGCTGCCTCTCTGAGATCCTGCAACCGACCAGGGTTGGCATGGGAATCCTCCAACAACGATGTCTGCGTCTTTATATTCTTTTGCATCAAAACTCCTTATATCACTATATATTGGTACATCGTGCCAATGTTTACGCAAGACTTTTTGACAATAATCATCTTGTTCAACAAAAGCTATTGTCTCAAAGCCACCCACTATTTGTTCGGCGGCATAACTAAATCCTCCTATGCCACTAAATAAATCTACTATCTTCATCCAGTACACTCCCCACCATCTTGTTGACATAAATAAGCTTCGTCATTGAATATCCAATCTTGTTGTGCGTTAACAAAATCAGCGAACTTTTTCATGTCTCTTCTACGTTCAAATCTTTTATTAAGTCTTTGTTCGGCATCAATCCACCATTGAGCAAGATCTGGGTGATCTCTAACCATAGATGCAAGTTGAGATTCAGATTTAAGAAAACATAAGTCACAGTTACCTTTGATTGTTTTGCCTTTAACAACTGGTAAGTTTAATTTAAAAGATTGTTCGCTCCAAAAGTGATCTACATCACGTAAACTATGGTTAGCTTCAACCATTGGATAATGTGGATAAAAACCATTTTGAAACCCATCTTTACATCTGTGTTTCTCATCTGACCTTATGCCCATGACATTATACCACTTCTTCCAGCCAAGACTTCTTAAATACTTGCTTATTGTGTCTCTCTTTAAACTACCAGTACAAAACCTTGCTAGTGGGTTAGGCAACATTTGATGCTTATCAATCAATTTATCAAATGGCTCGCCTTTCTTACTAGCAGTTTTAAAGTCTACAATTTTAAATACATGCTTGTTCTCTTCATTCAAGTCATATTCTAACCAGACGATTTTGACACCCCAGTTAAGCGAACAATCATTTATAAACTGAAGTGTCTGAGGCATCTCTCTGCCTGTGTTCGCAAAACAAACGACTGCGTTATCTGGTAAACCATTGTTGTAATCCATGATTTGCTTCAGCATAAACCCACTTGTTCTGCCACCACTAAAACTTATAACGCAGTTGTTATCTGGCAATTTATACATTTTCTGTAGCCGTTGTAGCTTCATATTCACCTCTACTCATATCGCCATCTATGGTGCCAAGCCACTTTCTGCCACCACTTCTGCTAAATGAATACTTAGCAAGTCTGCCCTCTTGTATGAGTTCTCTAACAAGACCATCAATCATTCTTTGTGTGCAATTGTTTAATACTCTTGGTGAATCGACATCAGCAGACATACGTTGTAATATAGCATCTGCTCCTGACTGTTGTGTCATAGCTCTACCTTCACGCTCACAATCTGCAATCCAACTAAACAATGCGTTTTTCTTGATTTCTTTGTTTGAGCCAGAGTGTAATCTTGAAATATCTTCACTCCTATCAAGCAGTAAACCACTAAACTCATCTCTAATAAAGTGTCTTATGTTTCTGTTCGCTGGACCATTTGATTTAACAACTGCACCATCAAAACATTTATTCCTTTTGTAATCTATACCAAGATCTTGGCATCTTCTTCTACCAGTAGCTTCATCAACTTGCCATAAAGCAAAAGCACAACGTACACCATCAACTAATGCTGACGTACCTCTAATCATATTTCTTGCTTGCTCTGGAGTACTAACTACTGCATCTTCTTTAACTTTAGTCATGTGATGACACATAATAACTGCCGCACCAGTTTCTGTAGCTATTTGTGCAAGTAATCCAGTTAAAGCTGCACCCGCCGCGGGGTCTGAGTTTACATCTGCATGAACAAAAGATGCTAATGGGTCAAAGACAATAAGTTTTAAATCTTTCATCTGTAGAATTTGTTCATATAACTTATCAAATTCATCACTTGTTCTATAGCCATCATGTGTTTCTTGAAGTATAGGAAACACACCACCAACATTAGGCAAGCTCACGATTCGCAGTTCATGCTCGTAGTTAGCTCTTTGATTGTCAAAATCAAGCCTTTCTATTCTTCTGTGCATCTCTGCTTCATCATCTTCAGCAGTAAATATTATAGAATTACCAAACTCACTTATCATGCCACCAAATGCTTCTTGCATGGCTTGACCACTTGAAACTTTCATAGCTAAGTCTAATGTCATCATACCTTTACCGCTATCTCCTGCGGCAGAGAATATAATTGGCACGGCTAATGGCAATGTGTTCGCTATCAAAAACTTTTGCTCTGGTGCTTCTCCAACAAATCTATTTATAAGAAGACTGTCATCTAGCAGATTAATGTTCTTTTTAACTTGCTTAATGTTAGTGTTAAGAAATTCATTGATGTTAAATTGTTCGACTATAGCATCTACAACATCCCATCTTTCTGGCTTACCTCTTGGTGGTGTCAATGTGGTTACTGACTTCACTCCTGCATTAAGAGCAAGCTCTTGTACAAGTTCTGCAACTTTACGACCTGCCGTATCATTGTCTGGCCATATGACCAGTTCTTTTTCATGCAATGGTGAAAAGTCAAATAAGTTTGCAGATTTCTTTGACAACATACCTGCACCACCCATAGTACAAGTAGCAGTATATCCAAGCTCATTTAAGGCATCTGCACACTTTTCGCCCTCTACCCAAATAATTTTATCTGAGGCTAATATGTTTGGAATGTTATATAATGGGCGAACATCTGGCATACGAGGATAATTGCTACCACCAGTAAATTGTCTAAATTCTTTCTTTGGTTTACCATGTGCATCTAATACTGGATTACCATTATCATCTTTGGCGTTGTATCTGCGAACAAGACAAAGTAGCTCACCTTGTGCATTAAGATACTTATGTTCGCTATCAAATGGTGTGTAAATATTAATTTGTTTTGCTTCTGGTTGTATTATAGAGCTTATTGTTTCAACTGGCGTTGGAATGTTTTCATCAATGTAATTTGCAAATAACTCTTTTACTTCTGCTAATTTCATTCTTCTACCCTCCATCAATATCTTAACAATGCCGCCTACGCCATCTGCACCATTAAAATCTTGACCTTTCATGAAGTAAGGGGATCTAGGGTTTATATCAATCTTTAATGACTTACCAGCTTCGCCACCAAGAGAACCAATAGTAAATTGATCCCCTCTTATCACGCCTTGTGGATAAGTTTCTTTAAGTAAATTTATTTGAACATGTGACGGAACTTTTTCACTTATCAATTCAACGAGTTCTTTTGAGTCCATATTCCGTTTATTATTGCCAAATTTAACAATATTCATTACCATCTCCTACGATGGCGATACCTTGCTACCTTCCGTATCGCCATCACTCCCCACTCCAACAAGTATTTGAAAACTGACAAAAACGACAATCAAATATATCTTTGTTTTGTGCAATTCTCGGCAACATCTCTTTTTGCTTTGATGCTCTTAATATGTCAACTGCTCTATCACTTGCATACTGTGCAAGTTCTTGATTGAACGGAACAAGTTGATAAAATATCTCACATGTGTTTTTGTTTATAACTGTGAACAAACATGGATTGTCTGTTAATTCCATGTAAGCCTGGTACAAAGCCACTTGTACTTCATAAGTTGGATTAGCCTTTATACCTTTAAACTTAAAATCTCTAAACTTCTTTTCATTAGCAGACTTACATTCCCAAAGCATTGGATAACGTACATCAACTGGACCACCACATATCACACCATCTATGTGACCTTTTATTTCATCATTAGCTACGGAGAAACCAAATTGTTCGCCATTGCTATCCATAGTTCTTAAATCAAATCCTGCATTTCTTATCCAACCAGCCATGCTATTTTCTAATTCATGACCCAACTGAAATATTCTTAAAGTTTGTGCAGTAAATTGTTTTTCTTCATCAGGCTCTTGACCTTGATATGTGTATTGTATTTTTCTAGCACACTTATCGCCTAACATAGATCCACCCAGATATCTTCTTCTAGGTTCTCTTTTGTTTTTCTCTACAATAGTATTGTCAATAAGTTCTTCAAAAGGGGATTTCATCTTGTTTTGATTTTTCAATCTCTCCGTGGACATATTTAAGAAGTAATCCGTCGAGTTCTTGTTTGTTAAATTGTTCATCTTCCTCTACCTTCTTTGAGAATTGAATTATTGTTACTGTTGCTTTTATTTCTTCTTCTGTTAAATCACAAAGCCTTTTGTCCCAACTAAATCTTGCAAATAACTTAGTTAAGTTTCTTAGTGAATCGTCTCCGATACTGGGGTAATCCATCTACCTTCTCCTTCCGCATAAAGTGAACCTTCAGCTATAACTATTTCATCATACTTAGCCACAAAACTAAGACCTAAAACTTCATGTTTGTTTAAATTACAAATACGATCTAGGCTTCTGTTTAATTTATCAACTGTTATGTCCATAGGGTCTGTAAAACTAAACTGAACGAACATTTTTCCAAATTTAAAATTTTCAACACCCACATCATTTTCTTCTTGAAGAGTGTATTCAACTTCCATTCTTGCCATCTTTTGCCTCTATTGCTAATGCTGCATATCCAATAACATCAATCATGTTGTCTTCGACTTTTGGGTTCTGACTATTTCTAATTTGTTTAATACCAATCATAGCTCTGTATACATCATGTATATCTAATGGTTCTTTTAATTTCTTTCTTAATAAAATATTCCACATTTGAGCTATATATGTGTGAGTTTCTGTAGCATCACCATGAGTTTTTGCTCTTGATCCATTAATTAGCAAGTCTGCTTTTTTTAATGCCTCACTACGCTGCATTATCGTCTCCTTCATAATAATTTAAAATTTTTGCATCAATATCTTTTTTATTCCACAAATAATTTAACCAACAAGCTGCTTTGTATTTATTCCAGCTAAAATCCATTGGTCTAATATATTGACCTAACATGCCCAAAGCGTTCTTTTGTTTTGGTGTCACGCCTTGATTCAACCATCTTTTACCTTTCTTTGAGCCATCACCATCTTCAATGCCTCTTAGAAAGTCATCAGCAGACGCAACTGCTTGTTCCTTAGTTCCAACACTAATAACTCTTAAACGCCCTTTATTACGCTTTACAAGGGCGATAGATAGTTCATCTAAATGTGCAACCAATCCAAATCCATTAAAACCACTAGCCATGACACATCTTTTGTTTTCAAATAGGTCAAGCCACCTAAATGGTGATCTGTCAATTAAATCAACTTCAGTCATCACAAAATCATCAAGAACTTCTTTGTCTTGTGTGCCAAACTCATGCCCACAAATAGCACATTCTCTTGATGATAAAGGTATTTCTGACTGACATTCAGGACATACTTTAATTGGAGCAGAACCAGCTTTGTTCGCTTGTGCACCATCAAGGTCTACGCCTTCATCTAATGATCCATGAGTAAGTACGCTTGTTCCAAAGTCTAGAACAATACAGTCTGTCTTAATAATGCCAGGGTGTTCTTCTTGATTGACTGTTCTAAGACCACGCCCAATCATCTGCACCATAGTTGATTTGTATGAGCATGGTCTTGTTAAAACAATGCAACTTATTGGTGGTGCGTCAAATCCCTCGGTTAATACTGCAACATTGACCACAACTTGAACATCACCATGCTCTAAATCATGTAAGATTTGTTTTCTCTGTTCGCTTGGTGTATCCCCAGTAACAATTTCTGTTCTAATATCTTTACGTCTAAACTCATCACACACATCTTGTGCATGAACAATGGTGCTACAAAAGATTACTGTCT